ACACATAATCTTGGTAGTAATTTTAAAGATCCAGACTATTATGTTTGGACTGTAGATAAACGAGAAGAAGATTGTTGGTTAGTTTATCCTTGGGAGGATTTTTGGTTATGAGTACACTAACAGGTAGTTTGATTAAACTTAGCTTTGGCGTAGCATTTATTATAATTGCTATTGCACTTGGCCCTATTTTAGGCATCTGGGCATTGAACACATTGTTCCCTTCATTGCATATCGTGTTGTCTTGGGAAACCTGGGCGGCATTTAATATTCTGTTTGGCGGATCATTGGTTAAATTTGGAACTGGACGATGAGAGAATTAACTGTTGAAGAAATTAAAGATAAAATCTTTCAAGCTAAACAAGATATAGCCAGGATGCAAGCCGATGGCAGTAATAAACAAGCCGATGTATTAGACTCATATCTTGAATATTTAAATGATCAACTTAAAGAAGCAGAACAGCGTGGAAACAGTTGAGTCAGTTTACGAGATTCGTTTAAACTGGGACAATCAAAATAAGTATTGGTGGAACCAAGTGTGCGCAGATGTTGTAGAGATATTTGGCTTGCCCGGTGATCGATTTACCAGTCATCCCCACGAAGATTGTATGTTGTTTCGTTTTAAATCAAAAAAGGATTATCAATTATGCAAAATACTTCTATCCGAGAAGATTTAGATTTTTATGGTGCTATATTATTAGGAGTAATTGGAATCTTATTTGCAATTTGGTATAACTATAAGAATCCGCACGTGGTCGTGCGTTATGATTGCTCAATTGCCGAAATAAGTCCAGATTATCCTATTGCTGTTAAAGAAGGATGTCGTCGACTTCGAGCAGATAATATCTTGCAAAAACCTAAATAAACCTATATAATGTAACAATAGGAGTAATAATGACTGAACCCGTATCATACAATAACATCGACGACAAAGGTTACGAAGAATGTAACCTTGCAGACGTATTGCGTTTTAAAATGAAACGCGATAACAAACGTTTCTGGGCTGGCGATAATATCAGCGACTATGTCTCTGAAGAAGATAAAGCAACACTAATCGACGAAGCAACTGAGGCATTTGAAAAAGTATTAGATACTTTGCTTATTGATCGAGAAAACGATCCTAACAGTAAGGGCACAGCACGTAGACTTGCCAAGATGTACTTTAATGAAATAATGAGTGGTAGATATGAACCAGCACCAGATGCTACTGCTTTTCCTAATGATAGTGAGGATAGATATGAAGGTATGTTGGTTGTGCGTAGTGAGCTTCGTAGCATGTGCAGTCACCATCACCAGCCTGTGGTTGGCGTCGCGTATATCGGTATCATTGCCGCACAAAAACTTATTGGCTTATCTAAGTATACACGTATTGCCCAGTGGTGTGCTCGCAGAGGAACACTACAAGAAGAATTGTGCAACGACATTGCCCGCGAAATCCAAAAAGCAACAGGTGCAAGAGACTTAGGTGTGTATGTACAAGCAGTACATGGATGTTGTGAGAATCGTGGCATTATGGCCAAGAGCAGTTTAACACAAACTACTGTACTTAAAGGTGCATTTAAAGATGATCACGGTACAAAGAAAGAATTCTTTGACAATATTAAAATGCAACAGGAGTATGCTTCAAAATGAGAGTAATACAAATACCTGCCGAAGGCATTATGAAAACAAACGACTGGGGCGATAGTCGAGTTTATCGAATTGCCTGTAATTGTGGAGATGAAGATCACAATCATAATGTGTGGGTTGAAACAGATGCGAGCGATGTTGTTGTAACAGTCTATACTACAGGCAAAACAAACTGGTGGAGTAAAACACGATGGTATCATATTTGGACCTTAATTACCAAAGGATATGTTGACACAGAATCCACTGTTCATTTAACACGCCAACAGGCTTTCAACTATGCCCACGTGTTATTGAATGCTGTAGAAGATTCGGATAAATTTAGGGAAGAAAATGGAAACAGCAAAACAACTAACTGACGAATTAATTTATCGTATGAAGACTACGGACCTAAATAAGTTTGAGATCAAACGCGAAGTTGGCCCTAATTGGTTACCCGATGGAACCGTTCCGTTTGACATTAGTGCTACTAAAGGCGTTGCTATATTTACGGTATGGGCAGAGAGTATTCAAGATGCAGAAAATCAAGTATCAAAGTTTTTAGAACAGGATGACAATGAGTAAAATTAAAATCGCAGAATTATTTTACAGCATACAAGGCGAAGGACGTTACATGGGAGTACCGTCTGTGTTTCTACGCACATTCGGATGTAACTTTAAATGTACTGGCTTTGGTATGAGTAGAGGCATGCAAAGTCAAGAGGCAGAAGAAATTGCAAGTGTTGCTCATATGTTTACAAAATACGAAGATTTGCCGTTAGTAAGCACAGGGTGTGATAGTTACGCAAGTTGGCATCCTAGTTTTAAAGATCTTAGTCCAATGCTGACAAGCGATGCTATTGCAGATCGCATTATGGAAATTCTTCCGCAGGATCATTGGAAGGATGAGCACTTAGTTATTACCGGCGGTGAGCCGTTATTAGGCTGGCAACGTGCTTATCCAGATTTGTTAGATCATCCTAAAATGTCAGGATTGAAAGAAATTACATTTGAAACAAATGGTACTCAATCATTAACTGACGAATTTAGATCTTATTTGCATAACTGGAAAAAAGCAAGTCCTGACCGAGAAATTACATTTAGTGTAAGTGCTAAACTTCCAGGAAGCGGCGAAGCATGGGAAGAAGCTATTTGTCCTGAAATTGTTTGTGAGTATGAAGAAGTAGGAACCGCATATCTTAAATTTGTTGTAGCAACAGAACAAGATATTGCAGATGCAGAATGTGCAGTAGGCGCATTTCGTTCTGCAGGATTTAAAGGCCATATATATTTGATGCCAGTTGGCGGTGTTGAAAGCGTTTATACATTGAACGCTAAGAATGTAGCATTGGCGGCTATGAAACGTGGGTGGCGTTATAGCGATCGTTTACAAGTTCCACTCTTTAAAAACGAGTGGGGAACTTAAATGTTAGAAATGATCTTGGCATTACTTATGGTAGCAGTATTAGTAGGAGTTATAATGATTATGACTCCTGACAATAATTCGGCTTGTACTGGTAATTGCAGACAAGGCAGAGAGTGTGATTGTACAGGAAAGAAAGATGATTAAAAATTTATTTAAAAAATGGCTTGGCATTGACAAACTGCAAGCCGAAAAAGATGCTCTTCAAATAGTTAGAGATAAGGCAGTTGCCGAAACTGTGCTAGCTCAGCAAGCAGAGGAGCAGGCCAAAATGGATCCAAAAGCTCGTGCAACTGCTCGAGGTGAACCGTTTGTAGCAGTTTTAGATACACACGTTAACAAAGATAACGTGCGTAATGGTTTTTTTGAGCTTGACTGGAACGAGCTTTTTATAGTACAATTGAAACAAGCTGGTTATGGATTTGATGGTGACCCTGACGAAGAGATTGTAGATCGCTGGTTCAGAGATTTAGCATCAAATATGTTAGCCGAGGCAGGACAAGACCCAGCAAGGACAAGTGCTGGTTTTATTAATGTAAGTAAATTAGGTAACGGCAAAGCCGAAGTTAAATGACACATATTATAGTTGATACTGCTAACACTTTTTTCCGTGCAAGGCATGTAGTTCAAGGCAGTGCCGATATTAAACTTGGCATGGCATTTCACATCACACTTAACAGTATCAAGAAAGCATGGCAAGATTTTGGCGGTAGTCATGTGGTGTTCTGTCTCGAAGGTCGAAGCTGGCGTAAGGACTATTATAAACCTTATAAAGCTAACAGACAGGAAACTCGTGCGGCAATGACTGTAAAAGAACAAGAAGAAGACAAGTTGTTCTGGGAAGCGTTTGACGAATTTAAAAAATTCGTTACAGAAAAAACTAATGCCACTGTAATGCAACACCCTAATCTAGAAGCTGATGATTTAATTGCTGGCTGGATCCAAGCACATCCAGATTCTAAACACGTTATTATAAGCACAGATGGAGATTTTGCACAACTTGTGAGTCCAACCGTTAGCCAATATAACGGCGTAGGCGACTTACATATTACACACGAAGGAATCTTTGATGCAAAAGGTAAACCCGTTAAAGATAAAAAAACAGGCGAGCCAAAGCCGGCACAAGATCCAGAGTGGATGCTGTTCGAGAAATGTATGCGTGGTGATACCAGTGATAATGTCTTCTCGGCGTATCCAGGTGTGCGTACTAAAGGTTCTAAAAATAAAGTTGGTCTTACTGAAGCGTTCGAAGATCGTAAAAGCCGCGGATATGCGTGGAACAATCTCATGTTACAGAGATGGGTTGACCACAATGGCGAAGAACACCGTGTCTTAGAAGACTATCAACGTAATGTACAGTTGTGTGATTTAACAGCACAGCCTGATGACGTTAAAGAAAAGATTAAAGAAACAATTAAAGTTAACGCAATACCTAAAGATGTTAGTCAAGTGGGTATTCGTATGCTTAAATTCTGCAATGCATGGGACATGAAGAAAATTGCAGACAACATACAAACGTATGCTGAACCGTTCCAAGCCAAGTACAAGGAGAACTAAAATGTTTGGTGCAAATTATACAAATAACGGTATTTTAAATTACCGATCAGCAGAAGAAATTAATAGTGCAATGGGGCGGGTTTATGGACACATGAGCCTAGCAGTAGTTGTATCTATGATTGTTAGTTATTTTGTTGGCACTAGCCCAGAATTACTACAATTCTTTTTTACAGGTGTATTAAAGTGGATTGTAATCTTTGCTCCGCTTGTTGCAATCTTTGGTGTTGCTATGGTGTTAGGTAATAATCCTAGCAAAGAAGTTGCCCAACTATGTTTGCATGGATTTGCGGCACTTATGGGTTTGAGTTTTGCCACAATCTTTGCCATATTTACTATGGGATCAATTGTAAGTGCGTTTATGGGTGCGGCCATTTTGTTTGGTGTCATGAGTGGTTATGGATATTTTACTCGCCGTAGTTTAGATAGTCTTGGCAAATTTATGTTTGTTGGATTGGTTGCTATCGTAATTGCCAGTATTGTCAATATCTTTATTGGATCTACTGTAATGCAAACTGTAATTTCAGCATTAGCTATTATTATCTTTTTGGGGCTAACCGCTTATGATACACAAAAGATCCGTGAAGAACTAAGTGTAGACACATCACCTGCCGCAGAAGTTACCGGGGCATTAACTCTGTATATGGATTTTATTAATTTGTTTATCAACTTGTTACAACTGTTTGGAGATAGGAAATAATTATGACAGACATACACGCAAAGCCTATCGTAGATGGCAAATTCTGGATCGTCGAACAAGACGGTACTAAGATTGCTACACTACATAAAAAAGAAAACAACAAGTTTGTACTATCAAGTACTAACGGTGAAGTGATGTTTAATAAAAAACAAGACCTAACAAAACAGTTTGGGGAAGGTTTCTTTTTAAACAGTGTCAAGGTAAAGGTTACACAACCAGAAGAGCACGATTGTCATGGTTTTCCAACCATGTGCGCACCTTACAACAGTATGTATGATGTAAGACGCAAACTGCCGTTGTTTACTAAAAGCGCACAGAGCAAAAGTCTATATTGTGCAGGCTACTACATTATTAAATTTAACAAAGGGTGGGTTAAGAGTTTTTGTCCCAAAGCAATTACTGTAGAACGCTATCCATATCAAGGTCCGTTCATGGACAAGTTAGAAATGAAAACGGTATTGGCAAATGCAAAATCAACTTAATACTACACCTATTACACAACTAATTCAGCTGATCAAGGCCGCTGAAATAAGTCAAAGTAAAGAAGTTAGATTAACTATTCAACAAGCAAGACTATTGAATGTGGCCTTAAGCGAAGTACTACTTAAAGTAAATCAAGATTACGAAAGTATGTATAATGCGTTAAAAGCCAGTGTAAATCCTGAAGTTGTCACTGTACAGTTAGACGGCGGTGGGTTCGGGCCCGGTTAAAAAGATAAATATATGCGTATATTACTAGGACGCATATTATGTCAAGACCAAAGCCAAAAGTTTTATTAGAACATACTAATAAAAAGACTTATAAATCTGAACAAATTTTAGAAGCGGAAGCCATTTGGGCAGTATTTTACAAGAACGAGCCTTTTAATCTAAAAAGTTTTAACAGTTTAGTCAATTATCCAGGTCCTAAATATAAAAAAGTTAGTTTTAGTAATCCCGGTCACGCTAAAAATCTTGCTAAGAAATTAAATCTAACTTTTGGATGCGAGGATTTTCAAGTGGTTATGTTAACTACTGGCACTATCGTAAAATGATTAATCAAACTACACTAACTAAAATTTTCCTCGAGCAGTGGGGCAAAAGCACAGACGACGCTAATGTAAAAATATTTGGCCGTAAATGGTGGCAGAGCAGTCGTGTAGGTAAAGAAACTGCATTTCGATTAACCGAAGAAGGCTACGAGTTTTTGGTAAAAGAATTGGAATTGAAAGAGCACGAAATTCCATTTACCGAACCAATCGAACTTAGTCCCCAAACTATCATATTTTTGGAAAGATATGTTGACTGCCCATATTATCTTACTCCAATGTCAATTACCGTTTTTTCAGAAAAGAAAGCATTTGAGCTTATGTTGTTTTCGGACGACATTAGAAAATTTGGTTTAATTAAGGCCATGAACGAGCGAGAAAAAGAGATAGCTAGTTAAAAAACAGTTGACTTGATTGCAAAGATGCCGTATAATATATACATACAGCGTTACATCAACAACGTATTTTTTTAACTAAGATAGGAAAAGAAATGGCATCAGAACTCGCTACCCGCACTGTAGGCCCAAAAGGTGCAAAAAAGTCTCTGCGTAAAGCATTTAAGAATAAACGTCCAATTTTCCTATGGGGTCCTCCCGGAATTGGCAAATCCGATATTATTAAACAACTTGGCACTGAGCTTGATGCTCACGTTATTGATGTTCGTTTGAGCCTATGGGAACCTACCGATATTAAAGGTATTCCTTATTTTGATTCCAACGACAATACTATGCGTTGGGCACCTCCAAGTGAACTGCCAACACAAGAAATGGCGTCAAAGCACAAGCACATTATTTTGTTCTTGGACGAAATGAATAGTGCGGCTCCTAGCGTACAAGCGGCTGCCTATCAGTTGGTTTTGAATCGTCGTGTAGGCACTTATCACTTGCCCGACAATGTTATGTTGGTAGCGGCAGGTAATCGCGAAACTGACAAAGGCGTTACATTCCGTATGCCTGCACCTTTGGCTAACCGTTTTGTTCACTTGGAAATGACAGTGGACTGGGATGACTATTTTGACTGGGCCGTAGACAACAAGATCCATCAAGATGTTGTGGGCTTTTTGACTTTCAGTAAGAAAGACTTGTACGACTTTGATCCAAAGTCTAGCTCACGTGCGTTTGCTACTCCTCGCTCTTGGAGTTTTGTAAGCGAATTGCTTACAGATGACGACTGCGATAACGATACGCTGACAGATTTGGTATCTGGTTCGGTTGGTGAAGGTCTTGCTGTTAAGTTTATGGCTCACCGTAAACATGCCAGCAAAATGCCTAATCCGACAGACATTTTGAGCGGTAAAGTTAAGAAAATGGATTCGAAAGAAATTTCTGCTATGTATTCTTTGACTGTGTCCCTGTGCTACGAATTGAAAGATTCTTGCGAAAAGAAAGCCAAAAACTGGAACGATCAAGTTAACAACTTCTTCCAATTTATTATGGATAACTTTGAAACAGAATTGGTGATTATGGGTACTAAATTGGCATTGAGCACTTACAAATTGCCATTGGACCCAGACGAGATCAAATGTTTTGATGCTTTCCACGCTAAGTTTGGTAAGTACATTAGCGCCGCTACAGAAAAGTAATTTGGTGTAGCTGTATTTGACACCTCCTTCGGGAGGTGTTATACTATATACATAGTAAACAATCAGGAGCAAATATGTCAAACGCAGATCCAATTATCGATAAAATTATTGTAGCCCGTGTAGGTCTACTACTTCGCCATCCGTTTTTCGGCAACATGGCTACACGTTTAAAAATCCAAGAAGCTACAGATTGGGTGCCAACTGCCGCTACTGACGGACGCACTATCTATTTTAATCGTGAGTTTTTTGCTCCGCTTAGTGTTAAACAAGTAGAGTTTGTCATTGCACACGAGATTCTACACAATGTATTTGACCACATGGGTCGTCGAGAAGGCCGTAACGCACGTATCTTTAACATTGCCGCTGACTATTGTGTAAACGGACAATTAGTACGTGACCGTATCGGAGAACACAATATCGAAGGTATTAAAATCTTCCATGACCCTAAATACTACGGCATGGGTGCAGAAGAAGTCTATGATAAAATCTTTGACGAAATGGACGAAGATGAACTTAATGCACTTGGTCAATTGTTGGACGAGCACATCGATTGGGGCGAAGACGGCAAAGGTAATCAGCCAAAATACACTAAAGAAGAATTGAAACAAATTCGCGATGAGATTCGCGAAGCCACAATTCAAGCGGCAAATGCCGCAGGTGCTGGAAACACTCCTGCAAGCGTACAACGAATGATTAAAGATTTTACAGAGCCTAAAATGAATTGGCGTGAAATATTGCGTCAACAAATTCAAAGCACTATTAAAAACGACTACTCGTTTATGCGTCCCAATCGTAAAGGTTGGCACATGAGTGCAATCTTGCCAGGTACACAATTTCAAGAGACAATTGACATCTGTGTAGGCATTGACATGTCTGGTAGTATCGGTGATGAACAAGCCAAAGACTTCTTGAGCGAAATCAAAGGCATTATGCAAGAGTACCAAGACTTTAAAATTAAAGTGTGGTGCTTTGATACTAAAGTCTACAACGAAGCAGACTTTGATGGCTACAATATTGATGAGTTTGACTACTACGAACCTATGGGCGGTGGCGGAACTGAATTTGATGTCAATTGGGATTACATGAAAGAAAATGATATTCAACCTAAGAAGTTTATCATGTTTACAGATGGTTATCCTTGGGGCAGTTGGGGTGACGAACTTTACTGTGATACAGTGTTTATTATTCACGGCAATGATAAAATTGTTCCTCCATTCGGTGAGTATGCATACTACGAAGAAGTTAAAGAATTAGCATGACACTAAAAGCAGGCAAAGCCAATCCTTTAAATTATTTTAATTTGCGTAGGGTTGATTTTGCCTGTCCGCATTTTAAATATACAACAATAAACAAATACAATCCTACGTTAATCAAATCCCTGGATGCGTGGATCAATAAGAACTTAAATAATCGGTATTATATAGGACAAGGCATTGGATTAGACAGCTCCAATACCATTGTTTATAATACACGTATTGGATTTGAAAGTGAAAAAGAGCTGAGTTTTTTCACGATTGCTTGTCCGCTTTTATAAACAAGATAATTACATTAGTACTTTTCAAAGGAGATACACATGACTGATACTGTACAGGATACACAAGACCAAGCACCCGCACAAGACGCTCAACAAGATCAAACAAATGATTTGACTATTAATGATCTAGCCGCAATGAAAAACATCATTGATCTAGGCAGTCAACGTGGTGCATTTAAACCAAATGAAATGGTTGCAGTTGGTACGATTTACAACAAACTAACAAACTTTTTAGAGCAAGTTCAAAAACAAGCTGAAGCTCAAAAAGCACAAGGATAATATTATGGCTGAACTTAAACACGTAGGCAGAGTTATTGCTACAAAGAAGAAATGCGTTGTAGTATATCGCACACTGCCCGGAGATGCACACAGTTGTTTAATTGTACCAACTGAAAATTTACCAGATAGCTATCATGACGCTATTATTAATTTAGTAGAAAGTAATGCTGGACAAACTGCTTACGAGTTTGCAGAAGTAATGGCACGTACTAATTTTCCAGATGGCAGTATCATGCTAGCGGCATTGCATGCACAAAGTCGCTTAGTTAAATTGGGCACTAGTGAAATTGAAATGACTCCTACTAATTCCAATACTATTGTATTGTCAGAATTAAATCAAATCATTGCTGAACAGCGTGGGGTTCCAGTCGACGATTTATCAGTTAAATCAAATACTGACACTGGTAAAAAGACTGAAGACACTAAGCCCGTTGCAGAAACTGTTGCTCCAACTGTAACTGCTACTTTACCAGGCACACCAGAAGCACAAGCTAAACAATTTCGCAGTGAAGCAGATCGTTTAAGCAAACAAGCGGCTGAGTTGCGTCGTCAAGCAGAAGCACTAGTACCAACAGCAAAGAAAACCAAGGTAACTACTGAATTGTGACATCAACGGGAAAAGTACTTCCCAAAGATGTCATAGCAAATTGGCCCGAAGTTTTCGGGGATGTAAAACTAAATGTAATGCCTCTTGGCTATGTACATGCAGTCTTAATCAATTTTAAAAATGGTAAAACTTGGGAAATAAAAATAACTAGTCAAGTTAAAAAAGACGGATGGAGTGCCTTTGAAAAGAATCTGTCTGAAATGGTTAAACGCTACGAGAGTGATATTGTCGATGTCGATTTTAAATTAGATACAAATAAAGTTAAAAAAGACATCGAACGTAGCACTCAAAAATTCCTTAAAACAAAGAAGCTATAAATAATGCATGTTCAATTACTCAGTTACAGCCAACCCACACCTGAATTTGCAAATCTTGGCATCAAGGATGCGCAGGAACTCATTGCGTATTGCGCCCGTGTGTCCAATCCCAGCAATCAGTTCAATACAGAAACATCCGAAAAACTCATCAGATACCTCATCAAACACCAGCATTGGTCACCGCTTGAAATGGTCTCAGCCTGTATTGAAATCACCACTACCAGAGACATTGCAAGACAAATACTCAGACATCGTAGCTTCAGCTTCCAGGAGTTCAGTCAGCGATATGCTGACCCTACTCGAGACTTGTCGTTTGTATGTAGAGAAGCACGATTGCAAGACGACAAAAATAGACAAAACAGCATCGAAGTGGATGATCAACTTTTACAAAACGAATGGTATAGAGCTCAGCAACGAGTCATCTATGCCGCTAAACGCGAATACGAGTGGGCTATTGCTAACGGCATAGCTAAAGAGCAAGCTCGTGCTGTATTGCCAGAAGGTCTTACAGAAAGTCGTTTGTATATGAATGGCACATTACGTAGTTGGATTCATTTTATTGAATTGCGTAGTGCTAACGGCACACAGAAAGAACATCAGGAAGTTGCTGTTGCCTGTGCTAAAGTAATTGCTGAAATCTTTCCCTTAACTACAAGTCTTATTTAAAAGTCTCTGGCGGAAATTGTGCCACGTGCGCATTGAACTGAGGTGCTAACCACTCAAAATCATTGATTTTTGCCAGGGCTATTGGATCATCTTTGTAGGTTGTTCCATACCATTCTCCTGCACTCGCGCCGCCCCTAGAATATTCTGCAAATGGCGCTTGGCTATTATTGTATCTCCATACATCTAATCTTTCTATCGTTTCACGAGCCAGTTGCCCAGGTATAATACTGCTGGATAGTTTAACACATTCTCTAAAACTGCTACGCCAAGTACTTAATGCATCTGTATTGAAACGAGTAATATTACTGGGTTGGTCTATGATTTTAAATCTTTTACTGATACCCGTTGTCATATCAATACTTGAAATATCCATATCTATAGTAAGTTGCCGGGGCAATAGTTTCACACCGCCGTATCCGTATTCTAATCCATTTATAGGATTTATGCTTCGCCAAACATGCACAATATCTTCTTCGGTAGGATCCAACTTCAAATCGAATTTGAAACTGGGCAGTATTTCTGCGTCTGCATCTATAACATAGAACATAGAAGTAGTGGCACGGTTTGCCGCTTCGATATGTGCTTGATGAATACCTTTGATATTTTGTATTCTATTTACTCTGCGTGTAGGAAATAATTTGAGACATTCAATATATCGATTAGTGGCATCGGGTTCTAAATCATTATAGGTAATAAAAATAATATCATACATACAGTTTCTTCCTTGTGATACGAGGACTGTTATTAAACACTCGCTTGAAAAATCTACTAGAATCTTCATCCGGATCACATAACTCTAATCCGCATTCATGTTTGAGAGTTTCACCTAATCCCATTATTTCATAAGGTAACATTTTTTCAGTTATGTTACTGTACTTTTCTTCCCACTGTTGTGTTAGATATTCAAAATCACGAACGTTTGTATAATCCCAATCAGTGCAGTTGGTTAAATATGCGCCTTCCCTGGCACCATATATGCTCCACAATCCGTTAGTAACATCGGCACCTATGTTGCACCATACTAACAATCTGTCATAGTTTTGCCACCAAACGGTTTTCAAATCTTTTACTTTGGCACCTTGGTCCAAAC